TGCTGAGAATCCAGTCCGACACGACGAACTCACGCACGACCGAAGAGGATTATTCCTCGACACTCGGAGAGAATTTCGATGGCTAATGCGAATCAACTACAGGTCGGCCCGGGCATCGCGGCGGATGGCGGAATCATCCCGAATCGGGCTGGGCGGTTGGGCGACACGATTATGTCCGAGCTCAACGGGCGCTACTATGAGCAGGCTTCCCGAGGGCGGTTGTTCCTCGCCAATGCCATTGTGACCGCTCCGGTCATCTTCTCCACTGCAGCCGGCACAGGCGGTCCCCTAATATGGAATCCGCCCACCAGTGGCGTGAATGTCTCGGTGCTCGCGATCACCTGTGGAATCACAGTCGTGACCACGGTTGCAGCAGCCCTGGGATTGACCGGCAACACCGGCCAGACTTCGGCGCCAGGCTCGACGACTGCGATTGATGGTCGCTCGAGTGCACTGATCGGTGGGCAAGCCTCCGTGAGCACGCCCTATCGTGTGGGTACGCCGACCAATGCCGGCGGTTTCTTCTTCCCGCTGCTGCACCTGCATACCGGTGCACTGACAGTCGATACCACCGGCTTTGGCTGGATCGATGTGGGTGGGGCGGTGGTCTGTCCGCCGGGCGGTTGGGTGAGCGTGGCGGCCTCTGCCACGGCCACGACCACTGTGGCCCAGTTGGGTTGTTTGTACGCCGAGATCCCGGTCTGAGGATGATCGGTGTGGTTAGACCTTCGATCACTTTGGGAAACACAGCCTAATAATCTGACGCTGTCGATCGAGCCCGGATCGATCAGCGTAGATGGTCAGTCGGTCGCCCTGGCTCTAGGGCTGGCCACCACCGAAGGAGGCATTACCCTCGCCGGGCAGAGCACGACGCTCGCCCTCGGTGTGCCGCTGTCCGGCAGTGGACTGACCCTTGCTGGACAATCGTTCAGCTTTGCGACGGGCGTCGCGCTCACCAACGGATCGATCACGATTCAAGGCCAGAGTGTGGGCTTCGGGCCCTCACTGCCGTTATCGACCGGTTCGATCACCCTCCAAGGGCAGTCGATCAACTTTGGGCTGGGTGTTGCGCTCGGCACGGGTGACATCACACTCCAGGGCCAGACGCTCCCGCTGGCCTTGAGCGTCCCGCTGAGTGCGGGCGCCATGACGCTTGCGGGTCAGTCGATCACGACCGCCCTGGGGCTGGCGTTCGATTCTGGAACCCTCAGCTTTGACGGGCAGGGCATCACTCTGTCGCTTGCCGGCGCTCTGGCGCTGTCGATCGAGCCGGGTGCTATCGGGATTACTGGCCAGGATCTGGGGCTGACGCTCACGCAGGTCAGTACGCAACCGGGCCCAGTCGATAGCCCACGCATTGCGGAAGGCTTCTACCGCCGCAAGAAGCGTCGCAAACCACTCGAACTACCCGAGCCGGTCTTTATCTCGCCGGCCAGCTTTGAGCGCGCGCCGCCGCAAGCGGTCATCGACAAGGTTCCCGACTTTACGACGCTCGCCCAAACACTGGGCGAGGCACCCGCGGCATTGAGTGCCCGGATTGACCGTGAAATTGAATTTCTGATGCGTGAGCGAGCAGAGCGAGACGATGAAGAAGCGCTCGTGTTGATTCTCACCGCATTGGACTAGGGCCGCCTCCTACTAAAGGGCGAACTCGGTTGTCACTGTCCGTCAACAGTGGCCTCGCCGCCTGAGTCAGGGCGTTTCGTAAATCCAAACGATAGGTGGATGTATGGCTGACGAAAGTCCGTCTCTGGACTCGTTGATTGGTAATCGTGCGCGTGATGAAAACGGGCGTTTTGTCTCGGTGACGCCGACCGAGGAGCCGAAGGCAGAATCGAAGGTGGAGGCGAAAGCCGAACCCAAGGTCGAGGCCACTCCAGTTGTCACGCCTCCCGAGGTCACTCCTCCGGTCGTCACACCGCCGGTGGTTGCTACCCCGCTAGTCCAAGAGTCCGAGAAGGAACAAGCCTACAAAAAGGCCATGCAGGCCGAGCGCGAGAAGCGTCAGGCCGTCGAAGCGCGACTGCGTGAGTTGGAAGCACCGAAGAAAGAGCCGATTGATCCCTGGACTGATCTTCCCGGCGCACTCAAAAGCGAACGGGAACAGCTGCAGGAAACACTCTTTGTCGAGCGCTGCAATCTCACGGCTGAGATCGCACGCCAGCGACACACGGACTACGACGAGATGCAGGCGGCCTTTTTGGAGGCGGCCGAAGCGGACCCGTCGTTATTCGCGCGTCTGCGGCAGGAGCGCAACCCGGCGGAATACGCCTACAAGCAAGGCCTACTGCATCGCGAGCTAGGTTCGGTGAACGGCGATCCGGTCGCCTACCGAGAGAAGCTCAAAGCATCCATTCGAGCCGAAGTTGAAGCGGAGTTCGCGGCCAAGGGCGGCGTTAAGCCTCCCGCTGTCCCGGCCTCCCTCAATTCCGACAGTTCCCCTGCGGTGACGGAACCCGTCTATGCGGGTCCGCCCCCGCTGAAATCCCTATTACGAATCAATGATCGGAGATAGCCACCATGGCTGATACAACCGTCCCTACCGCATTGCGGGTCAAACAGTGGGACGATAATTACTTCACGGAATATATCCGTGGGAACCGACTCGCCCGCTACATGGGCACGGACGAGAACGCCATCGTCCAGGTCAAGGAAAACCTGTCCAAGAAGGCCGGCGATACCATCTACTTCGAACTCGTGAATCGTCTTCAGGGCGCGGGCAAGAAGAACAATCAGACACTGCAGGGCTTCGAGGAGGACCTGAGCCAGCGCTCCTGGCCGCTCGCCGTCAATCTCTATCGCCATGGTGTCGTGGTACCGGAGTTTGAGGAGCAGGTCACTGCGATCAGCTTGCGCGAGGCCGCCAAGGCGGTGCTGCAGAGCTGGTCGATGGAGCAGACCCGCGACCGCTTCATCAGCGCACTGGGACAGAAAGACGCGGTTCTCGCAGGCGCCGGCCAAGGTCCGAACGGCACTGGCAGCACGTCCGCGTTTCAGGTGGCCAACGCAACCGCGCTGAATACCTGGACGACCAACAACCGGGATCGTGCGCTCTATGGAATTCTGGTCGCCAATGGTGTTTCGAACGTGTTTGCCACCGCTTTGGCGACCGTGGACAGCACGAACGACAAGCTCTCTTCTTCCATGGTCTCACTCGCCAAACGTCTGGCGAAGGCCGCCACTCCCAAGATCCGGCCTATCAAGGTCAATGGGGATGAGGAGTGGTACGTCATGTTCGCGCCCTCGACCTGTTTCCGCGATCTGAAGCTCGATACCAACATCATCCAATCAAGGCAGTACGCCCTGGATCGGGGCACGGACAACCCGCTCTTTACCGATGGGGACATCGTGTGGGACGGCGTGATCGTACGCGAGATCCCGGAGCTGGCGCAGAACACTTGGCTCGCTCAGGGTGCTTCATCGATTGACGTGGGTGAATGTTACCTGTGCGGTGCGCAGGCACTGGGATATGCGCTGGCTCAGCGCTGGAATACACGCACACAGGAGATGGACTACCAGACCAAGCGCGGTGTGGCAATCCAGCAGATCTACGACGTCGGCAAGATCCAGTTCGGAACCGGAGCGACGGACACCACCACGCCGAAGGACAACGGCATTCTGACTATCTTCGCCTCAGCAGTCGCTGACGGTTAATAACCACCACTACGGAGTAATTTCATGACTGCAGCAACAGTAGCGGTGGCGAACAGCGCCGCGCATTTGGTGCCGAAGCCTTATGAAGCCGGCAGCGTCTCTTATACCTTCAGCGCCACGATCGCAACGACATCCCTCGATGACGTGGGTGATATCGTGGAACTGGGGTATATCCCCGAGAACGTCACTGTTATCGGGTTCATTGTCAGTACCGCATCGCTTGCGGCCTCTGCGTTGGTTTACAAGATCCAACTCGTGGGCGCATCAACGGTGGATGCGATTACTGGTGTCACAACCGGGTCGGGCGCGGGCTCGGCGTTCTGGGGTATTTCCCCGGCACCTATCAGCACGACGGTGCGCACCAAGGTGCAGATCAATATCACCACGGTTGCCACAACTCCGGCAGCGGGATTGTTCAACCTGACAGTGATGTGCACCAACCAGTGAAGGTTGAGCTGATAGGCGATGAGCCGTGGTCCGGTACTTTCCCGGGCTACGGCGCCGTCGCGGCCACAAAGGGGTGGAGCAAGGACGTTCCACCGCTGGTTGCCAAGGGACTGATCAATTCCGGGAGGTTCCGTGAGTGTCAACCTGTTTCAATTCAAGGAGCGGGTAGCCCGGAAGCTGGGGGTATTGCCCGTGGGCAACTCACTCTCGGCGGAAGACGCGGTGTTGATCGGGGAGAAGTGCGACGCGATCCAAAAGCAACTCCAGGATCTGGACATCGCGGTCATTGACTTTGATGACGGCATCGAAGACGTAATGGTGGATTCCATTATCGCGATGGTGGCGGCTCTGCTGGTTGATGACTTCATGTTGGGGGAGCCGAAGCGCTCCAAGATCGCCTCCGAAGGTATCTTGGGACTGCCCACTACGAGCATGGCGGAGCGGCAGCTGCGGAAACTTCTCTCGCCCACGGTCGTCTCACGGCCGGTCAGGGCTGAGTATTTCTGATGCCGGCCGTCCCCTTCGGAACACAGTCATACCGGCATGCCTCTTTGCCGCTCAGCGCTCAGCGTATGGTGAATTCCTACCTCGAGCCGGCACCGCCCGCCGCTAAAACGGCGGCCGCGGTGGTGGCCTGTTTCGGCATTAAGGACTTCCTCACCATCGGCACTGGACCCCTGCGGGGCGCGGAGATTGTCAACAATCTCGGCTACGTCGTATCCGGAACCCAGCTTTACAGCGTGACCGCCGGGGGATTGGTTAAAGCGCTGGGGTCAATTCCCGGTTCTGGGCCCGTCTTTATCGACGGGGATGGCTCACACGTCATGGTGACGGTGAACGGGCCCTCTTATCTATGGGACGGCGCCGTCACCGCACAGATTGCCGATCCTGATTTTCCCGGCTATGAGTGGGTCGCGTTCCTCGACGGCTATATGGTCGGAGGTCCGGGCGATGGACGGGTGTACGTCAATCACACGGCCTTTGATCCTTCGGGATGGGATGCGCTGGATTTTGCTTCCGCGGAAGCCGCTCCCGATGATGTGGTGGTCGGCATTGTCGATCACCGGGAGCTGTTTCTCTTTGGCCGCCAAACAACGGAAGTCTGGTACAACTCAGGCGATCCGGCATTTCCGCTGACGCGCACGGCTTCGGGCTTCATGGAAATCGGCTGCACCAGCAAGTATGGACCGGCCAAGATCGACAACTCGATTTTCTTCCCGGCCACCGATGGGACGGTCAGACGGGTCAACGGCTACACCCCGGTACGGATCTCGCAGACCGCCATGGAGCAGGCCATTGCGAAGTACGCAGCTCAGGAATGCATGGGGAATACCTGGATCGAGAACGGCCACTCCATGTACGGGCTGACCTACAACGAGGCTACGTGGGTCTACGATGTGTCCACTCAGCTCTGGCACGAGCGGCAGTCCTACGGTCATTCGAACTGGCGCGCTGCTTTTGTGCTCCGGGGAAACAACACGACCTACGTGGGAGATCGCATCTCCAATCGCATGGGGATACTGGATGCCGGCACGTTCACTGAGTGGGGTGATACGCTAGTGTCTCAAGTTGCTGCTCCCGCAATCGCACAGGACAACGAACTCATACCGCATGCATCCCTCGAGCTCGTATTCGAACAGGGTGTGGGAACCACGGGGCAGGGCGAAGATCCCAAGGTGATGCTCGATTGGTCGGACGACGGCGGACGTACGTGGTCGAATGAGATCTGGCGTCAGTTGGGTAAGGCCGGCGACTTTCGCCGCACTGCTTTGTTTAACCGGCTGGGGCAGTCTCGAGATCGTGTGTATCGGTATAAGGTTTCAGACCCCGTGCGGCGCACGCTAATTCAGGCGATCCTGAAGAATGCCGCTTAAAGCTCCCGGCTTCCCGCCGGTCAATCAAGCAGATTGGGACCGCTGGACGAGGGCTACTGCGGTCATTCCCGATGATCACTCTGTCACCACCATCAAGATTCAGCCCAAGCAAATCACCGACGACACGCTGCGCGACAGTGCGCCCGCGAGCGTCATAGGACGGCTGCAGAGCACGCCAGGCACGCCCGGTGACATCGTGGCAGGCGCCAATGACACCTTTCTCGTACGCCGCTCGGGGGCCTTGGCGTTCGGTGTGCTGGCGGATGCGGACATTCCGGCGACCATTGCGCGTGATTCTGAAGTGACCACAGTCGTCAATGCAGCCTTGGCCTCCGCATTCACAACAGGCACCTATACGCCGACGCTCACAAACGTGACGAATCTGGATACTTCGGGTGCCAGTGTCTGCGCCTACACGAAAATTGGAACCGTGGTGACGGTATCGGGCCGGGTGGATCTGGATCCAACAGCTGCAGGCGCGGTGGAATTGGGTATCTCGCTCCCCATCGCATCTAATTTCACGGATAACAAGCAGTGCTCTGGCATCGCCTTTTGCAATACTGTTGCCGGCCAGGGAGCGGCGATCCTGAGTGATCTCACCAACGATCGCGCGAGCCTGCAGTTTGTCGCGGTGGATACCAGCAACCGAGTCATGATGTTTATCTTTCAGTATCAGGTTCTATGAAGATACTTTTCCGCGAGGGCTGATCCTTGAAAGTCCAGATTGAAAAAGAACCTCTGACCGATGAATTGCTAGCCGAGATAGTACCGCTGGCCCAGAAGTGTTGGGACGAAAGCACGCTCATCAAGGGAGAATCGTGTGCCTACCATGGTGAGCGCGACTTTCTCATTGAACCTGACACAGACCAATATAAAACGCTTGCTAGCGTGGGTGCTCTGACAGTTATAACTCTGCGTGCTGCCGGGAAATTGGAAGGCTACATGATCGGAATCATGTACCGGGCCTTGCATCACCGGAAAGTTCTATGTGCACTCGGAGATTCCATGTACTTAGAACCCACTCATCGGTTCGCTTATGCGGCAGTTGTGGCGGATAAATTCGAGTCAGAAATGAAATCACTCGGAGCTGGGATTATAGGGTGGCCGGCTCACATAAATAGTCCTCTGTATGGATTTCTCCAATCCAGGGGGTATGTGGGGGATGACATCGTGATGGAGAAGCGACTATGTGCATAGCGGCCGCGATCGCCGGCGCTGCCGTGGTGGGGGCCGGAGCATCCATTTATTCATCCAACAAGGCAGCGGGAGCCGCCAGCCGTGCCGCTGGATCATCCATTGCTGAGCAGAATGCCGAATATAACCAAACCCGCACTGATCAGGCTCCATGGAGGACTGCGGGCGCGAGCGCGTTGGATCAGATCGCCAAGCTGTATGGGCTCGACACGGTCGATGCCAATGGCAATGTCGTCAAGGGGACCGGAAAGGCGGATTTCTCCGGCTTCTCCACCTCGCCGGACTTCCAGTTCAACTTAAGCCAAGGGCAGGACGCGATTAATCGGTCAGCGGCTGCTCGCGGCGGATTGCTTTCTGGTGCTGCGGTAAAGGCAGGAGAGACCTATGCCACGGGATTGGCTAATCAGAACTTTGGTGACTATGTAAGCCGACTGTCGGGTGTTGCGGGCGCTGGGCAAACAGCCACGCAAGCTACAAGTGCTGCGGGTATCAATGCTGCGAATCAAAATAGTGGGGCATTGATGTTAGCAGGTAATGCGCGGGCGTCGGCCTACGGGCAGATTGGTCAGACTATAGGAAACACAGCCAACGGCTTGGCATCGAATTATCTGCTGTACAAATATCTAAATCCCTCCACATCTGCCGGGGGCGCTCCTTTCGCGGGCGGATGATATGGCCTACGAACCTATCAATTTAGGCGATATTATCGCGCAGGCTGGAGCCATTAAGAGCCAGCAACAAAAGCAACAGATGAATGCGCTCGCGTTACAGGAAGCGCAGAAGACCCAACAGGACCAACAAGGTATTGATACAGCATTAGTATCAAACCCGAATGCCAACCTCGGAGATTTGATCAAGGCTGGCGGCGGGATGGCAGGGGTCAAGGCCTCTCAGGATGTTGGTGCTGCGCGTATGGCTGATCTGACCAACCATTATCGCGACATGTACATGAAAGCCACGCAGGTAGCGAATTCGGATAATCCATTGACTACGCTGCAGCAGGTCGCGCCCGAGTTTCCCCAAAAGTATGATCAGGTTCATGGTCCTGGATCATTTGCGCAACTCGCAAGCGATCCCGTAAAGCTGAAACAGGCTGCAGCAAGCATTGCGCAGGATTCAATGGCTGGTCTGGTCGATCCTGGGAAGCAGTTTGAAGCGCATCAGAAGATGATCGAGGATCATTACAAGCAGGAAGGTCCTGGTGGCGAACTCGCGCGCAACCAGAATACGATCGCCGCGGAGAACGCGCGTGCGGCTGCGGAACGCGCCCAACAGGCCCGCGGGCAGAACATCACCATGCGCGGTCAGGATCTGGAAGCGGGCCGGGCTGGAATCCCCGCTGGCTACGAGCGCGATCCGAATACGCCCGGTGCGCTGCGGCCCATTGCAGGCGGACCACATGATCCGAATGCGGTTTCAGCAGGGATGGACTCACGCTCGAGCGTGATGTTCAACCGCGTGGCAGCTTCGGCCAATGAGGCGGTTCAAGCGCTCAAAAACATCGCGGAATTGCCAGTCACCACGAGTACGGGCTGGTTTGGTGGGGCGTCACCCCCAACTACCCTCATGGGTTCGGTCAAGAGCGTGCTGGGTCAGAAGATCACAAGTCAGGAAGCGCAGGACTATAAGACCATGATCGCGGGTGTTTCACGGTCGCTCTCGACGATCGAGACCGCGGGTCTAGCGCCGAATGGTTCGATCACGCACTCGATGGACAGCATTACCCTGAATGAAGGTGATTCGCAGCTCACGAAGCTGCGCAAGTTGGCCGAAACCAGGCAGATCATCGAAAAGGGCATCGAGCCGAACTTGTCGAATCCTAAGCTGGCCCCGGCGCAGCGCGATCTGATCAACAAGATTATCACCGAAGTGCAGGGCGCTATTCCCTTCACACAGCACGACATCACGAAGCTGCAGCAGTCGAAGAATCCGAACGCGACGCTTATGGACTTTGCCAAGAGCACGGGATTGCCCGCGCAGAATAATGCACCAGTGAAGATCACAGGCGATGCGGACTACGCCAAGTTGTCTTCCGGATCGCAATACATCGCTCCTGACGGCTCAACGCGGACGAAACGGTAATGGGCTGGCAGGATGATCCTGTCGTCGCTCAGGCGTCTTCTGGGGGCTCATGGAAGGATGACCCTGTAGTCGGTCCTCCGCCATCACAGGGCACGAACTGGGCTGATATCGGCCATGCCGCTTTGCGGCAACTGGGGTTAGGTGCGCGCGATCTGGTCAACGCCGCGACGGCGATACCTGCCATGGCGACTGATCTGGTTCTGCAGCCGGTCAATCTGATCGCGGGTCGGCAGATCTTCCAGCGAGCCGGTCAAGCATTGAACGAGCGGCTAACGCAATCTGGGCTTCCTGAACCCGCGACCACGACGGAGCGCATTGCAAGCCGCATCAACCAATCCCTCGCTGGTGCGGCCACGGGAATTGGTGTCGGCGGTCTTCTGTCTAGCGCCCGAGGCGCTACCGCAGGCGTAGGACAGGCTTTGAGCGCAGCCCCTGCGGGGCAGGCGGCTGGAGCCGTTACAGGCGGGCTGGCTTCAGGTATCGCCGCAGAGAATGGCGCAGGTCCTATTGGACAGACCGTGGCCGGGATGCTGGGTGGCGCTGCTCCTGGAGTCGCCCGCGCATCACTCGCTGAACTTGCGCGCAACAGCGTGCGAGGGGGCGAGGCAGGCCGGCGAGTGGTGGAGGGGAATATTCAGTCCTTCCAAGATGCCGGCGCTACGCCTTCCATGGGTCAGGTGACGGGTAATCGGCGCATGCAGGCCGCTGAGTCCCTGCTCTCGCGCGCTCCGGGTGGCGCAGGAGTCATGGCGGCGAAAGCGGAAGGCCAGGCCGCGGATATCGGCAGCGGAGTCAACTCGATTGCGGATCGACTTGCGCCGAAGACGAGCGCAGAGGCTGCGGGCCGGGCAATCGACAAGGGAGTCAACGGGCCCGGCGGATTCCTCGAGCAGTTCAAGGGCACTCAGAAGGAGCTCTACAGCAAGGTCGATGCCGCTATTCCGGCGCAGACTCGAGTCGATATCTCCGCTACCCGCAATGCGCTCGATTCTCTAAATCCGACGATTCCGGGTGCGCCGAATACCTCGAAACTGTTTCAGAACTCGCGCATCAAGGGCATTCAAGGCGCAGTCGATCAGGATTTGATGGCCGCTCCGCTTGAGGAAGATCTGGTCTCCCAGGTGGTTATGGAAATGGTGCGCGATGTCGCCCCCGAGAAAGCGCAAGCGCTCCTGGAAGGGTTCAGGGATGGGAAGCTGCCTTATGAGGCGGTTTCCAAGTTGAGGACCTTGGTCGGGAACGAGATCTCCGACAACAGCCTGATGAGTGATGTTCCGCGGAGTAAGTGGAAAGCGCTCTACGGCGCATTGAGCACGGATCTGGAAGGTGCGGCCAAGGAACAGGGGCCAGCAGCCACGGCCGCCTGGAACCGCGCCAATAACTACACACGCGCTGGTATGGCACGCCTGGATTCGATCAGCTCTGTGATCGACAAGAACGGGGGTCCTGAAGCGGTTTTCCAATCCGCGATCTCGGGTACGAAGGAGGGCGCCACGACCTTGCGCGCTGTGATGCAGAGCGTCCCTACGGATGCGCAGCGCGTCATCTCATCGACAGTCCTGCGTCGGCTGGGCAGGGCAACCCCTGGCAAGCAGAACGATTTGGGCGAAAAGTTCTCGACGGAGACGTTCCTGACCAACTGGAATTCCATGTCGCCCCAGGCCAAATCGGTGCTTTTCGACCGCTATGGAGCCGATTTCAGGGCCAGTATGGATCAGGTGGCTAAGGTGGCCAGTAACCTGCGCTCAGGCTCGAAGGTGTTCCAGAACCCCTCCGGAACTGCTCAGGCCAGCATTCAGTACGGTACGGCAGGGGCTGCGCTCATGTCCGTTCTGACGGGTAACGTCGGCACGGCGGCCGCCATTGGCGCCGGTGTGGCGAGTTCGAATCTGGCCGCACGCCTGCTGACCAACCCAAACGCGGTGCGGTGGCTGGCCCAGAGGACCCGGGCGCCTGCCTCGGCCATTCCAGCAATAACGAATCAAGCGCTTCAGAATCGAGACGCTGATATCCGAGATCTGGGACAGCTGCTACAGCAGGCTCAGAACCAGCCAGCCAATTAGCACGATCGGCGCGACCCAGAAAGCCACGATCGCGAGCCCAAATTTCACATCGTCCGATGAGGACGAGTAATTGTCATCTTTCATTCAAAGACCGCCTCCGGGCGGTCTTCTCGTTTCACGAGGTATCGATGGCCATACTGTTCAGTCCGTATTTTAGGGCAGCCGATCAGGCAAATCAGCCCATTCCTGGGGCCTTCCTAACTTTCTACACGACTGGGACCTCTACCCTACAGCCGATCTGGAGTGAATTCACCCTCACGATTGCGCTCGCCAATCCGGTTCAGGCGGACGGCAACGGCGTATTCCCCGCTATCTGGCTGGACGACGCGCTGCCGGCCTATAAGGTCGTTTTACAATATCCCGACGCCAACAATCCAACCCTTCCCGGGGCAATCGTCTCCGGTCCCAATGGGACGGTCGATCCATACAACGCCACCATCAGCGCGGCCGGTCTTGCCGCACTGCTGAATCCGCTCACACAGACGGAAATCATGGCGGGCATTACCCTGCCAATGATCAATTCAGCGTATGTACCTGGGGATGTTCGCCGCTATGGGGCGGATGTAACGGGTGTCGCGGACAGCTTCACGGCGTTCCAAAACGCACTCAAAGGCGTGGGGACGTATGGTCGGGTGATCGTTCCAGCAGGACAGTACAGCCTTGCCTCCATCTCTCTGCCGCTGATCGTACAGGCCGACTACCAATCCATCCAAGCGCAGGGCGATGCTGTTGTCACGGTGACGGGAAGCAGCGGCGCTTACACGACGGTCATCGATTGTGTCAACCGCAATGGATTGACGGTCTCGGGCTTGAGTTTCGTCGGTAACAGCCAGGCCGATAGCATTGGCAAGGGCGCAGCGATTCAGTGGCGTAATCTAAACAGCAGCGTGGCGTTAGATGGATTCACAGTCCGCAACTGCTCGTTCCGCAACTTCAAGGCCGATTACTGGATTCTGGTGAGCAATAATGGCGGCGGCACCGCGACGATGACGAAGGTGTCCATCTGCAACAATAACTTCACCTCTCAGTCGGGCAATTCACGCACGCCTGCGCTTCTAACGGAAGACTCCGCGTGCATTGGGATCGCCGGCAGCGGCACCAGTCTGGCAGGAACGATCCAGGGTATCGAGATTGCCAACAACATCGCAGAAGGCGATTACATCAAGTCCTTTGTGGTGTGTTATCAGTCCACCCGCTATATCGAGATTAGCGGCAATCAGGCCCAGCGCTTCGGCACCAGCGGGATCACGGCAGACTGCGGGGCTTACGCCATCATGCTCTATGACTCCTCCGGCTTCCAGCCGCCGAGTCGTTACAACATCACCGGGAATCTCATCACGAGCCCTTTCAGTTGTGGCCTGTATCTGGCCAATACCAATCAAGGTGTCGTCAGTGGTAATACGATCACTGGCCAGACTGACACTGCGGACGGTACGTTGCCGAAAGCGGCCGTGGCCATCAATGGCGGCCAGAATATCAGCGTCACGGGAAACAATCTCTATAACAGCTTCCGGGCCGTTTCTATTTCCAGCGCCGCGAGTGGCATCGAGGTCAAGAATAACAAGTTTGACTCTACGCAAGGCAATGCGATCGGCGTCAAGCTCAACAATGGCGTGGGGGGACTGTCGCAGATCGACATTGTGGGAAATTCTGCCTATATGACGGGCACCGCTGCACAAGGAGTGTATCTGCAGAGCTTCACTGGTGCGCTCAACGCCTTTGCGGACATCCAGATCGCGGCGAACAAGTTCTATTGCACCCAATACTGCGTGCAAGTAACCACAGGAGATGCTTCGCATAACGGGAGTAACTTGCGGATCATGGGCAACAAGCTCAGTTCCGGCCTGCAGCATATCATCTGCAGTGGTTATACGACGCCCGTCGCTGTGACGGATAACGTCTTCAGTGGAGCCCCTACCGCGGTGGCTTGTGACTTGTCCTCGAGTACCAAACTCTCGGTAAGTGGAAATGTCTTCGAGGATTGTACGGCGAACTTCGCGATGAAATTGAACGGTTCACAAGGCGTGTTATGGGATAACAACTTCGCACGCTGTAGTGGCGGACTGGTGGATAGCAGTGGTGGGGGAGAAATCCTGGGACTCGTGATCCCCACCTGGACGGGGACACTCGGCATGCGCGTGCAGGCCGGAAATCCGGCAGAGGCCGGGAGCGCGGCCAGCAAGTACATCGTGACCGGGTGGATGTACACCACATCGTGGTTGCCGCTGCGCACGCTGACGGGTAACTAAACCTTAAGACAAAGGGACATCATGACAACGGGGGCTATCGAGGAAGGAGCGTTTCCCGACACTGAAGACAACCTGGAGATCCATGCCAAAAAGACCATAACCAAACAAGCGGAGATGTGGCTGCGGATCGACGGCGTTCTGCACCGCGCAACGGAGCTGTTCGGCGAGTGGAAGGCCAAGATGGCCCAGTGGAGTGATCGTGGACCTCGCGATTATGAGGCAGCCGATAAGGAGAGTTTGCGCGAACTCGTACGCAATACCGTGCGCGCAACGGTTGAAATTCAAGGCGGATATCAGGAAGGCGGCAACGGGAGCAGTCCACAGTGGCGCAACTGGGTAATGACAATGCTGGGAACACTGATCGTGATCGGAATCACGGGCCTGATCGTGATGTACGCGAACCAGAAGGCGATGAGCGAGCGGATGGACGGCTTCGAGCGCCGGATCTCGAACATCGAGCACAAACTGTGGCCATAACACGAATCGGCTCTAATCAGGCGTCTCCGGATGAGTCGATCACGGCTCATCCCAGCTCTCATGTCAATGTCAACCGGTTCACGTTGCCGAAAGATCCATGGCAGTTGGGGACTGCCGTTCTTTTAGCGCTATCGATTCTCGTCAATGTTACTCTCTACATGCAGCTTCGGCATACGGAGCAAACAGTTGATTTGGATCGGTACGACGACAACACGTTCATCAACGGGCGGTTCGCTGATCTTGCGGCGCAAGTGAAGGCGGACCACGATCTCATCCAAGCTTATGGCCTGCAAAAGGCAGTGAGGGAGAAGTGACATGAGTGGCGGCGGACATATCATCATTCGAGATGCGATCAAACAGGCATTGAGCAATCCTGTGGTGCACGGGGCATTGCCAGCCGACATGCGAGCCGAGGTTGATCCTATCCTCGCCAAGGATACGAGCGCGTGGACCGAGAATGAGGACTGCCTCGCGTTTGCGGCCTTCCACTGGGCACATGCGCACAGCTGATATGGGCGAAGTGGTCTCTCTGCGCGAGTACGTCGATACGCGATTTGCTTCGCAAGAAAAGGCCGTCGAATCGGCGCTCACGTCCGCCAAGGAAGCCGTCATCAAGGCTGAGATGGCGACTGAGCGCCGGTTTGAAAACAGTAACGAATGGCGCAATACCGTGGAGACTCTGCAACGTACTTATATGCCCCGCACCGAGTCAATCCAGTTGAATAGCTCCCTCACAGAGAAGATCGACGCAGTCCAGAAGATGCTCTGGATCGGCATGGGCGTGATATTGGCGTTTCAGTTCTTTCTAGGTATTGCTCTCGTGTTGTGGAAACACACATGAGCCTGCGCGACTGGTGGGACGCGATCAAGGATCTGTGGGGCGAGAAGCCACCCGAGAAACCCTGGCTGCCACCGCATTCCTGGCCGCATGACAAACCTTTGCCACCGCCGCCGAAGGATAAGAAGTGACCAAACTTGCCCGACTGATCGCGAAGGAGGAGGGCTTTGGAATCCCTGGCAGTCTACCTACCCGCAATCATAATCCAGGCGATCTACGTCACTCGCCCCACTCAGCACATGACCCGGCTCATCCTGACGCCATTGGTCAGATCGATACCGACGTTGATGGGTGGGCAGACCTCGAGCGGCAATTGCAGCTCTACGCCAAGCGTGGGCTCACCCTAAGGGACATGATCATCAATTACTACGCGCCGCCAGAAGAGAACAATAGCGAGGCATACCTCGCTTTCATCTGTAAGGAACTCGGCGTCGATCAACGCTGCACTGTCGCACAAGCCCTGGAGATCCAATGAACATTGGTGCTCGAGCCCTTCAAATCCTGCGCACGGTCGCTCCTACGGTCGCTCTGGCGGTCGGAGGGCCGTTTGGACCGCTGGCTAGCGCCGCGCTCTCGGCCGTTCTCGGGACGCCCCCAGGGGACGACAAAGCGGCTGAGACGGCGTTGCTCGGCGCCACCCCCGATCAATTGCTGGCACTCAAGAAAGCCGATCAGGACTTCGAGCTGCAGCTGGAGAAGCTGGGCATCGAGAAGGACAAGCTGGTCTTCGACGACATCGCCAATGCTCGAGCTCGGGAGATCGCGGTCAAGGATTCGACACCGAAGTACATGGCTTATCTAGTCACGGTGGGCTTCTTCGGGGTGCTGGGCTATCTCGTCGTGGAGGGGAAGCCTGTCAGCGGCGGGGACGTCATGCTTGTGATGGTAGGTTCACTGGGAACGGCATGGACAGGCATCGTCGCCTATTATTTTGGGTCCTCTGCCGGTAGCGCAGCCAAGACTGATGCGTTGAATACCATCGCTATTAAAAAGTAGGTGCAACCATGATCGGACTCATCCTGCTCGTCGCCGCTTTCGTGCTGTTCGTCCTTGCAGCGCTGAACGTGCCATCACCGAGGGTTTCACTGGGCTGGGCTGGTCTTGCCTGCGTGGCGGCCTATTGGATCTTTGTAGGGCATCCCATCAGCTAGCGATCGCAATCCGCGTGCGTTCCCTTCAGGATCACGGACGGATTATGCTCACACGTATCGCTTGGGTGCATCCGCAGGAGAATCAGTAACACAACCCCAATTGCGAACACGATCCCGCTAAAGATCTTCCTTCCCACAGAGCCCCTTCCTTTTTCTTCTACTCGACCCTATCACCCCCATCCGTGTTGAGTCATTCTGCGGTGCGCTCATCCGCTATGAGCGTCTCACTCGTGAAGGTCGTCAGGGTGGATGCGGAATACGGCAACGGCCGCTTCTTTGATCCCCTCACGAGCCTTCTGCAGCATCTCCTCAAGCGCCAGTATGCGCGCCTGCTCCTCCGTCAATTTCTTCACATTGCTCAACATCGCTGCCGCCGCATACGTTTCCTCACTGACGTAATGCAGTTCTGAGAAGCCGCTCAAGCTATAACCGATGAGCTGCGCGAATTGCTCGCGGTCGTCAACTGTGAAGTCCATTGAGGCGATCTGATTTAGATCGATTCCACCGTGGTCGAGCAGGTGCTGAACGATCTTGTTGGGCTTGAAGCGCATAACGCCTTGGTCATCGCGTTCCAGCGGTTGGATTGGATGGCGGGTTTTCGACTTCTTAGCCATGCTCACCTCCTCGACGCAGAGCGGCTCAAAAAGGCTCTTTGATAACGACAGACTGCGAGTCGGGCCGGATCATCGTGCGACCGCCAACCAGCGCATCACCATTGACGGCCTTCCAGACTTCCTCCAGCGTCGCTGTCGGCGGAAAGACGTGAGCGTCAACCCACATGTCTCCCACGCTCTCGTTGCCGTTGGAGCGCTCCTGCACGATTACAAACTGCTTGATGATCATGATTGCTCGTTGGTTCTCTTTGCGAGTCGCTTGCGGAAAATCTTCGTGCAGTCGAGACACTTACGCATCTCGAAAGGCGGCTCTGCTGATTGCTTTTCAGCCAATAGCTCACTTCGCAGATGCTCACAGGGCTCCGCTTCCGATTTCACAGTGACGCCACAGAGTTGGCAAACTACCTTTGGATGCGGGCACGGCGGCAACTCCGGCCCACCAATCCGCTCGCCGAGTTGCAGTAACATCTTTTTGCCTGACGCTGCGGCCTTGTTGAGGATGGCGTCAAGGTGCTCCAGGCCCGATTTCTCCGCCGCATCCTCTCCCACTATCGGCTCCTGCTCCCACCCCGGCCAGATTCGCGAGTACAGCTCAGCGATGATCACAAGCTCGTGGGGCTGCAGGTCCGTGAAGTGATCGAGCGAATAATCAACCAACTCATGATGCGTTAAAGCCTTCAGCGATTTTCCTAATTCCACCCCCAAGCTTAAGCGCTGTTGGACGACGGGATCTTTGAGCCGCGCCTTGATGTACTCAGCCGTGATGGGAGCTTTCAACGCAGGCGCCACTGACATCGGTTCGCAGTACAGATCATGCTCGCCGGGCGGCAGGCCGGGAGCGTAGAGGCTCACCGACACGTCATCAGGCGCGTAATGGCCTGCGCCGGATTCTCTGATGGTGATCTTCGCAATCGGCGCTTGAGGCGATACCGGTTCGGGCGATGCCCCCTCCAGGATTTTCATCGCCTCCAGAGTCCGTAGCCTCAGCACGGAGAAATTGGTATTGCCGGCGCCTTCTCTTATCTCGGCGCCAGCTAACGATACGACACCGCGCACCTCGTTTGTAAGCTTGCGAAGTGCCGCCCGCAGCCGATCGCGCTCCAATCCTACCGCCGTCAGATCATTGCGCAGCTGCGCGTTCTCCTTCAGGATCTCGTTCATCTGCAGTTGATAGGCCTTCAGGTGCTCGATCTCCTGCGTTGCGGCCGCCAAGCCTTCCTCGGCCAGACTCAGGTTGCCGCGCAGTTGGGTGATCTCGGCTTGCAGGATGTCATACTGCAGTCGGTTCATGGGGACGTCCTGCAGCCCGGTACATCCACCTACATGATTGATCCCGCCATGCTCGTCAGCTGGGCGCTTGCAATAGGGGCATTCCGACAGCTTCTTTGTCAAACGCTGAGCGTGACTGCAACTGAGCTTGTGTGCTCCGGCGCTCATGTGACATTCGCTACAGATACTCGTGCTCATCGAGATGCCTCTGAGTTAGTAGCGGCTCAGTTGAACCCTTCGATAAATCGCCGCGCCTCTTGTGGGCTCGAAAGTGAGCCAATCATCATGAGTTGCATGCCCAAGGCGGTAAGTGTCTCTGACGCCGTCTCGGGGTGCTTGCGGATATCGCTGAGCATGGATGTCACGCCTTCCACTGGGTTGCCCTGATCGACATACTCAAGCGCCCGTTTCTTGCACCAAGCCAAATGTTCGTCTCTCGTCATTTCATTCTCCTAACTGTTGTAGGTTTAGTTGGTCCGATACACGCTCCCAGGTACGCACTTCGCGGTGGTAGCGGTCCTGGAAGCACGATGTGCCACGGTTGAACAGCTCAATGACCCCGCCTGGACGGGTGCGAATAACTTCCCAAATGCCCGTAGGAGTCTTGAATTTGTTCCCTATGACAATCGGCTGCGCTTTCATGGCTGTGCTCATTGGTTGGTAGCGACTCTGGCAGCTTCCAGCATCCGGTAACCTGCCTCTGTGATAGCGTATACCGGCCTTGGCAGCCCTGGATTGTTCGCCTTCCTAAGTACCTTGGATCGCACCAGACCGCGCTCCTCAAGCCTGCCCAGGGTCACATAGACGGTCCCGCGCTTGAGCTTGCCTCCGGACTCCCGGACGAGTTCCAGCCCGTATAAGCCCGTATGCTCGGCCAGGATAGCCAGGATCTTCAGCTCGGTCTCGGTCGCGAATGGATTGATCATGGCCCATAGGTTACTGCCAAACGTTGTAAGAGTCAAGGGCGTGTTTTGACCGGATGCGACCCCCGGCTGCAGCATTACGGGAGCACAACCGGCTGGGCTGTTAATTTCCCAGGGCTTCACTTGGCATCACCTCCCTTATTGACCTTCGGACACGGTTTGAGTGTTCGCTGTCGTAAACAAGTTGCAGCGCTCGTCGGCATATTTCCACCGCTTGCATGCCTGGCACTGCACCTGCTTCTCCTTCCATCGGCGTCCACTGCCATAGGGAACCTTCCAGACCTTCGCTTCGAGGTCCTTGATGCAGTTGGCAGGGGTCTGGAAGGTGAGCGTCACGCCGCGTGGCCCACTTGGTTATGGAGTTTCTGCTTCAGTAGGTAGCCCTCCAGAGCCCAAATCTTGTCGCGAGCCTTCTCTCGCGCGATCTTCTGGCCCAACTCCGCGTTGAAGTTGGCAGGACTGGCGCAGGCCGACTCGCCTACGACGGTGAAACCGTTCCGCAGCGTGAGGCAGCATACGGTGAGACAGGAGCCCTCGAACACGTGATATTGCTCCTTGGCAATGGCCGCATCGATCAGGGCAGGCGTGAGCCGTGGGGCGTTCAAGCCCTTCGCTTGGATCTCATTCTCGATTGACTCTTCTGACATTTCACTTCTCCTCGGTTGATTGACTCGGGTTTGCGCTGTCCGATAACTGAAATTGACGCAACAGCTTCTCAGCCCGCGCTACTCGCTTCTTCCACGTCGGACCCCACCAGAAGTGTTTGGGGCCACCAATCGCGATTAGATCGCGCAGGCAAGTCTTCAACTGCTCTGTGTAAAGAGCATATTGAACAGCGCTCATCGTTGCTCGCCTCCATTGGGATGTTTCGCTTGATCGAGAAGCTGAGTCAGGAATCCCGCAAGAGGAGCCTCGGCAAAACCGCCTTGCCCGCGCTCTGTACCATCACGTGAGTTACCGCTCATGAACTGGATGCGCGTGCAGGGACCCTGGTGCTCGCTTCCCAGCTTGAACAACTCGCGTGCCAGGTACTTGCCGAGTTCTGCGTTTGTCATTTTGTACCTTCGGTGGATGTAGACGGTAGCCTTTCAACGCGATATGGGATCTGGATAAATAACTCGAATCGCCAGAGTTGAATTGTCAAGCGCTTGACCCAAATGCGGTATCGTTTCATTTTCGGTGCTCGGAGTGCTGTAGAGCGTCTCGCACAGCCGCGGCTACTTGCTCACGGCCATGCTCGACTCCCTGCTCATAGAGTTTGTCGAACGCCTGCGACAGGTGCAGCGCCTGTTCGAAGTTGAACTTGAACGTCTCGAACACGGGCGTATTGTGTTCATCACGATTGTAGATCGTGGTGCGGCTCGTGTCGGCGTTGTAACTCCAGTAAGTGGTCACTGACCTGATTCCTTGCCCAACTCTGCTCCACGGGCCACGATGTGGGACGGGATCGCCGCCCGCAATCCATCCCAGAACAAACGCTCCACCACGTCCAACGGAGTATTACCGTAGAGACCTTGAGCGTGCAGCCAATCGATGTAAAACATCTGCACGGGCGTCAAGATCAGCGTCATCATCTGTTTCTTCTTAGCCATACTCACTCGCTCACCGGTTGCTAGCTGTAATCGTTTCCCGCCGATATAGCGGTATGAAACCAAATAGCCACCACGTTTCAATCAAAAGGCGATCAATGTAAGTTCGGTCCTTACCCATTCGAGTGGCGTATCTGACCGTTTTGCTGATCACTCCGCTCCCCCGTTCTTCGCGCGTCTATGCTCGTGTTGTGGATACCCGCACTTGTCGCAGAATCTGCTGTGCGGATCCGGAACGAATCCCTCGCAGGCGAGATCGGGGCCCGGTTCGGGAAGCGCTTTGGCTTTCTGAGCGTTCTGTCTGTTGGCGAATGCATCAGATAGGGCGTTCCAGAAGCGCTCGCCCTTGCCTTCGATGACATGGACGCTATGCCACCCGGGCTCTTTCGGTTCCAAGCAAGCGAGGACCTCAGCAAGAGCATCGGGCGTCTCGTGTGGTGTCGGTTTGTTCCCGCGAGCCCATAGGTATAGCGTAACTAGATGACGCACGTTTACGTTGCCGGCTACATAACCGTTCTCGTCCGGCGTTTTTGCCCACACTCGGAAATAGCTGCGCTCCAAGGCGGACAGAGCCTCTTCAAGCTGTTCGTTGCTCGGCTTTGAGGTCCGCTGTGCATACGCCGTATTCAACTCGGGCACTGTCTTGTCCGGATTACAGACCGGACAGGCCGCCTTGTGGGCCTCTGTGGGGTGGGTATGCTCTTCCGATGTCCGAGCGACTGTCATAGGCGCCACCTCGATTTGAACCATAGAACAGTTACCACGGCGAAAATTCCCATGCTGATCCAACCGGCAATTAGACCTTGATGATATGGAGTCATGACGGCGGCTCGGGGAGCTTCTCATCTTCGGCGCGATGGTCTGTCACGCTACATGCTCCTCAACCAATCGTAGGGCCTCAGCTACAGCGTCCTGTGTTGCCGTCTTGGCCAGCACGACCAGGGCTGCGTTGTTCCTCTCTAGGTCCTCGATCACCCCAATTGCGGTACGTACGTCGGCGGCGTAGATACCGAGATAGGGCAAGTACCTGCGCAGCCGAGACTTGAGGCAGGACAACTCCTCTGCAGGGATGTGCTCACTCATATGGACGCTCACGGCCCTCGTAGTCGGCAATCCAGTTTTGGACCTCACGCGCGACCTTCACGTACTCAAGGCTTGGTGTCTTGCTGGTCTCCTGCCCCGGTCGATAGGCGGACCAAACACGGTCGCGGAGCGGCTTGGGCAGAGTGAACCAATGACGCTTGCATCCCCACATGGCGGGAGGCACCGCAGTCGTGCATCCCGGCCAGTGACAGGTATGGCGTCCGCCAGTCGCAACCGGGCCAATCTCGAAACGACCGTCGGCGCCTACCTTCACTGCGGCGCTGATTCCGTGGTCCTGGAGAATTGCCCGGAGTCTCTCGCAGCCCTTCTCGGTGGCGTAGTAGCGCCCGAAGCGCTCTTCCAGACAATCGACCATCGCTTGTCGAATGGTTTCAGCCATATCGACTACCGCAGTGGAAGTCCGCTGTGCATCAGTCACTTCGCCAGCTCCTTCAGCAGCGCGTCAGCGTAGCCAACTGCTTCAGCTGCTGTCTGATGGACATTGTGGTCCGCTTCCCACCGGTCGTTGGATGCCAAGCCCTGCATCGCCATCGCGGCGAACAGCTCGCGCTTGGTGAGGCCAAAGGTTTTGATATCGAATAGGTTTAGCGGGAAAACATGCCGCGAAGCCACCTCGTCGTTGATCTTCACGATATGAGAGGCATGCTCATCAGTGGGGAGCGGCTCGCTATTGGATGTAGTCATTTCTTCTCCTCGGCTTTGGGCTTGCGGCCCATGCAGCGCACACCGACGACAAACTTGAATTCTCCGTCGCCTGGCCACTGCTCGATCTGTACGCCGCCGATCACGAGAATGCTGCCGCCCTTGGACTCAACGTACCGGCGCACGGCTCGATAGAGTTGACCCGTTGGAGTGCGGTCGCCAGCTAGTGGATCGCGTTTCTTTTTCTTGACCTTCACGGCTTGAACTCCACGACCTTGGGGCCGTTCTTGTCGGGCGGTGGAAGCACGCCAGCGGCTGCGGCAGCGTCGATCACGCGCCGGCCGTCCTTGAGCAGCATGTGAGGCATGAACGCCGCCTCGAAGCTCAGGACGCCGCACTCAATGGCGGTAGTCGATCCCTTCACCCAGTCCCGCAAAACCGAACAGATGGCGGTCTTGGCGACCGAGATGGCCTTCTCGTCGTACCTCTGGCGAGAGCCCCAGCGATGGTTGTAGGGATTCTCCTTCTGCCAGGCCACGGCGTAGCCTTTCCAACTGGCTTCGAGCTGCACCTGACGGTCACGCCACTTGAAGACGACAACCATGAGTCCGCGCTCGGCATCAGTCATAGTGCCGAAGCTCTGACAGCCAAAGGCGCCGAGAATCCGTTCCATCTCGCGGATGGCGTTGGCTCCAGCAGTAGCCTGTTCGTACGGGAGACTCATTGTTTCACCTGTGTTAAGACTCTCGCCTCGGCCAGGAGCGCGCTCATCGCGGATTCACCACATTCATGAATAGGCACCATGCCCACACGAACACAACATCCGCCGCGAGCCATGCGAGCAACCAGATCATTCGCGGAAAAGCCACAACATGATCAGCAGTCCCACCGCGACCAACCCCAAACACAGCGCAATTGCACCGGAGGCGCTCATCGCGGATCCATCTGCCGCCAAAACCACTCGGCCACCTTGCGAAACGGCCACGTCAGCACGGCCCAGAGAGGCGCCCTTCCTGATGCGCTGCCGCAGTCGGTCAGTAATTTATTTTCAGATTGCATGCATGATCTCCTGGCTCAGACGTCTTGTAGTGACGGAGCGCAATGACAAGGACGTTCCTTTCCTCGGCAGGCGCAATAGCGGCCGTCTAATGGGCTGGCGCCGATCGGGGAGGGCGAACGAGGGTCGAGGGTCGCGTGTTTTCCGTGTGCCTCCCGATGTACACGGAGGTGGACCGGAATGGCCTGTTTTGGTCCGGTTTGACTGACCTAAGTGGTTGATATCTTTAGAATCGGCCGCCCTTACAAGGCGAATGTCGTAGGTTCGATCCCTACAGCGCGCACCATCTATTTTTATAGGGTTTCCGTGCATTGTACTCACGCTGATTTCTTGAGGGCGTGTGCTACCGTTTGTCCAACCACTTTCGCCGCTGTCGCCACATTTGCGGGCGCCAGATGGGCGTAGATCTGCACCGCCTTGTAGCTCTTCCAGTTCCCCAGCTCCATCAACTCCTGCAGCGTCACGCCGTTCTGGACCGCCCAGGATGCGCCCGTATGCCGCAGGTCGTGCCAGCGTAGGGGGAGCACTCGCGCCCGCCGTGCGGCCTTCTTGAAGGCTGCCGTGTGGAAGTTCGCCACCGGTTTGCCGTCGTACCGGAAGACCCGTTCGCCGGTCGGCCAGAGTTGCTTGCACTCCTGCAGGATTTCGACTGCTTCGTCCGAAAGTGAAATCCCAAAGGGCTTGCCGGTTTTGGTTTTCTCGCCCGGTATCCACGCCCAGCGCTTCTCGATGTCCACGCGATCCCACGTGAGGCGTGACTGCGCCGTCTTGCGCAGGAGGGTGAGGACCGCAAACCGGGCCGCGAGGCTCAGATGCTCGGGCAGTTCGGCACAGAACGCGCGGAACTGTGGCTCTGTGAGGAACCGGGGTTCTGCCTCCGGATCGCCGTGCATCGGCACGTAAGGCTGGTCGATCTCCTTGCGCTTCCAACAGGAGCGCAGCACGGAGCGCACCGTCCTCATCATGCGATCGACCGTCGATTGTGCCCAGCCTTCCGCCAGTCCGTCCTCGCGCAATTGATCCAGTACCGCCGAATCCGCCACGTCCCGCACCGCCTCGTTGCCGATATTGGGTTGCAGCCACTTCAGAAATTCGCGATCCCGTACTCGGGAGCGTTTGGAGGTTTTCAGCCATCGCTCAGCTGCCTTCTGCCAGGAAATGGCACCACGGTCTCCGAGCTTGTGTCGTCGCCAGAGCCGGTCTCGCTCGGTCTGCTCGAATTCCTCCGCTCGCTTGCGATCCTTTGTGCCCGTCGTCTTGCGAGTCTTTCGGCCAATCCGGACCCACCAGACTCCGCCTGGCTTGCGTTTATAAAGCGGCATCGGTCCCACCATTGGTTAAAGTCTTCTTCTCGGACGACCCACTTGCGCCCAACTTTGATGCCGGGCACATCGCCTGCCTTCATGAGCTTGCGCATCGTGTCCGGATGACACTTCGCAAGGGCCGCAGCTTCCTTGATGTCGAGTGTATTCACTTGGAGTTCATTCCAGCCAACATCTTGAGCAAATTCATAGCGAGTGATGGATCGCAGTTGAACCATTCGCCGCCCACGCAAAACTGCCTGAGTTCGGTATGGATTAATCCCTCAACTTTATAGGCATCCTTTTCTTCGAACTGAACTGTCAGTAGCGGTTCGTCGATCATCGGATTGCCCACTCTCAGGCCGCTTAAACGCCTACCGATATTTTTAGCAACGCCAACTTTGAAAATTTCGCCAGCCGGAATCACATACACGAATGCTTTGCGGGGCGGCGGCGCGACCGGCTCCGGTAATCGAAATCCAACTGGAAGGAAAGTAAACCCTCTGCGCCTAAAGAGCTTTTGTATATTCCCAAACGTAGGATGATCATCGCTCACGCCACATCCCTCCGCGATAAAATCTTGCTCAGCGGCCACGCCGTCGAAAGATTCAGCCGCCGCTGTACCGTCTCCCACATCTCACGCTCAGACGGGTACACCCGTGTAAAGGCTTTACGGCCATCCGAGATCGCGACTCGCTGGTGCGGCTCGATCAGCTCCAACTGCTCGTCAGACCACGCGCCGCGGTGATGCCCCGGGCACAGGAAAATGGAATACCAGTGCCCCGCTCGCACGCCTCCGATCAGGATGTGGTGAAGGTCACAGCCCACATTCACGATCTCGAGGAATGCGCACGCGGGGCAGCCCAGCCGCTTCATACGGTCAATCCGCTCTTGCTCGGCCTTTGTGGGTGCGTCACTCATTTGGATGCCACCCGTCTGGATGCCGCATTCGTGCGATAGACATCAACCTTGATCACTTGCAACTCCCGCTTGGCCTTCAGCGCTTCAAACTCGCCTATGGCTTCGACGTGCCGCTGGTCGGCGGAAATGACGTCTGGGTGAACCTCAGCGAATGCTTCACGTTGCGCCACTGATCCGTCTGGAGCGGTAAGGAAGATTCGCTTTCGCGTGCGCTTGGCCAAGATGGCTGAGCGCTCCAACTCTGATTTTGCCGCCGCAATCGCATCGCACGTCTCCGCTAGAAACTGCAGTGCCGCATCACAATCGTCGGGAGTGAGCCCCATCACGCCGCTTTCGACCGGTCAATCAGCTCTTTGATCTGTCGGCGCATGCCCGAGGGCAGCGTTCCCCACACCGCGCGGTAGAGTTCCTCGTCCTCGCGCAGCTCGGTGTTGAGATCAACCACCGCTTGGTCGATCCCCACCTCGAACGCATCGTGGAAGCGCTTGGCGTACTCCTTGACGCGCTTGTCATGAGTTCCGTTGCGCTGCTCAGGCTGCTTGGTCACTTCGTGCGTATTGCCTTCTGCCGCGTTCCCGTCGTCATCGTCATCGGCGGAGATACACAACAGCAGTGTTACGCCGTACCGGCGCGCGTAGGTCAGGGCAGAGCCGTAGGCTTGCGGACCATCGTCGCGCACAAAAATGGGAATCATGTTCGTGAGCACCTCCCCGCTCGCATGCCGCAGCGTGGTCTCGACAAACTCTTTGCCGGACTCCAGCGCTTTCGTCGCCTGCGTGAGCGCAAGTCCGTGCTTGCTTAGCGCAGGCGTCACCGCGCGCAGAATCGATTCCAGCGGGGCATAGCTGAAGGAGTACTTGCCGCCCGATTTCATGGTGACCGTCACGCTTTTGTCGCGGCGGATCTGCTCAAACTCGCCTTGGGCGGCAGCGAGTGAGGCGTGTAGGTTTTCAGTGGTTTCCATGTTATTCCTCGTCGAAATCTGAGTCGTCGTCAAACCCGTGTTCGATGTAGGGCGGTAGGTCTTGGCCGCCGATGTCCTGACTGTCGTAAGCATCCGCGCAATCCAGATGCGCGTAGTCGTGGTTTACGATCGCGTGCGGCTCATGCCAGTGCAGCGAGCACTTGCACACACAGCAGATCGCGGCAAGGTGAACCTGGATGTCCATGTCAATCTCCTTGCCTGCGGGCCAGCCCCGGCAGATTCACGCGCCAGTCGCCCGTGCGCTCACAGAGAATCGAAGGCGGCGGCATACGCCTCTTCGACGGCTTCGTTCGCAGATGCTCGGCCAAGAACTGACAAAGCCAGAGCGCAGCCAAGCACCACAATCCAAAGTCCATGAGCTTGTGCGCGAGAGTCACTTGACCACCCTCAGCGGCGTGACAGCAGAGCCCGCATATCCCTGAGTCAGCTTCTGCGAGAATGTCAGCGCACCTTCGATCCTGCCGCGCGTGAACACCATCTCGAGGATGGCGCGATACAAAGCCTCGCTGTGCGGCACGCCGTACTTCTGGAGGGTCTCTTCGGCCATTTGCTCAGCAGTCATAGGAACTCTCCCAACAGGTAACCCAACACCGAGGCCACCACCAACGTCAGATACACGCGCCACCAGCGGACCCAGTGACCGGCCGCTTGCGCTCGAGCACCGCAGCTCAGGCAATGCCCCTGCCATAAACCGGCATGGCACCAGCAGCTGGGGCGGAGTCCGTTCATTCAAAGAGGCCCCGGCCGCAAATCGCACCGCCGACGATCCTGGCGAGGTTAGGAGGCGGGTTGTTCACGATCGGGGCCATAGGGAGAGCGTAAACCCTATTCTGGGTCCCGTCAACCCTAAATAGGGTTTTTTGTCACGGCGAGTGAGATGGACCTTCGTCTGGGTCCAGTAATATCAGGACGTCGTAATCCGTGAGGGCGAGGGATTCTTCGGGTTTTCTGCGGGGCTTCGCGTCTCGCTTACACGAGTGCGCGCAAAGTAGGGCGTGATCAGGTCGCAGGGACTGACTTCGAGCACGTTGGCTAGCTGTTCTAGCATGTCAACACCACAGGCAAGCTTCTGCTCCAGTATTCTCTGGATCTGCGACAGCGTCGTTCCGGATTGAGATGCGAGCAGTCGATTGCGCGCGGTCGCTGTTGTTAGGTGTCCGAACTTCATATCTCGCAGCCGCAGCAAATTGTCTGCGAGTACGGCCTGAATAATCGCTGGCGGCCGGTCCTTTTTTGATTTCCTACCCATGTTCCCGAAGGCTACGGGCAAGCCTGACCCTGTACTGGGTTGCGTAAACCCTAAATAGGGTCTAGCATCACGGGGCATGACCGACTCGATTTATCAGTACGTCCTGAACAAGCTCCAGGACGCGAAAGGGGAGTGGCCTGAGGTAGCTCGTGCCACAGGTATGTCGCGCCGGACCATCGAAAAGATAGCGCGCCAGGAGGTCAAGGACCCGGGCGTCAGCCATATTGAAAAACTCGCGTCTTACTTTCGTGCTCAGCCGCTGAAACCGTCTGCTCAGCGACTTTCCGCTTAGTTGTTATGTTGGTCAGTCTGGCACAACGCACAGAGCTGGATAGCGCGAGGCAACATAACCAGTCAATTGCAGTTGTTCTGAAGCGTTTCGACTTGTTCGGTGAGGTCCTTCAACGACCCTTCCAAATCGTCGATTCGACTGTTCAATTCGTCGAATCGAGAGTTCAGTTCATCGAGTCGCTTGTCGGTTGGGCTTTGACAGGACGCCAACAAGATTGCCATAGCGAAAATAGCGATTTTCATGCTCCGCTCCCCCTTTTGTGGTCTTACGGCGGAGCATCGGCCCAACCCCTCATTCCAGCAAGCGGTAAGCCCGCTGTAGCGCAGCATTCGCCCGTCCACGGCACGAACTCACACGAGCGTTGTAGCCGGAGCCTGCGCTCCCGGGCGTCCTTCCCTACCACGAGGACATTACATGGCCATAGGTACCACTATCTCGAACGCATACAACACCACGCTCACTACCCCGACTTCGCCACCGCAGCCGGGCGCGTTCGAAACTATAGAGAGGCGGATCGATGTCGCCTGCGATGCCGCAGCCGCTTTGACCCAACGCTTGGCCACGCTGGCCGATCGCGTGCTGGGTTCACGTCCGCAGGCGGTCCAGGAAGGACAGAAAGCAGGCGATCCAGGTTCAGCGCTGGCGCGGATCGATGCGAACGCCAACCGTCTCGAGCACTGGCTCAACTGCGCTTCGGAAGAGCTGGCGCGTCTCGAAAGGCTCTAACCCTTCGTTTTACGCAGGATTTCGCCTTCGGCGACTGCCCTGCTGCTTCTCCAAATGAAAAACCCCCAGAGGCAGAAGACCATCTGGGGGTTCTGAGAGAGAGCGTCTATCAACCGAACCGGTACGATAGGCAGTATCTATTAGTTTCGATCGGACTTCAAGGTCCCATCAGCTAGACCGGAATTGGAAGCTGAACTCCTGGGGGTGTTGTATGCCGGCGGGAGTCTAAACAAAGCCGTCAGGTCGCCCCTCCTATTCCTCTGCGCTTAAGCGTGGTGGGAGGGGGGGTCTTGGATCCAGGGATTCTGAGCAGAGGTCCGAATGAGAGAGCAAGCGCTTGTGGAGATTGCATCCGTGCTGGGTGCAATCAAGGTTCCAGACAACGCTAAGGGAGCGCGTGATGCTTGTGTGAAAGCGTTGGTGCTGGCGGGGTGGCGATGTAAGACAGAAGTCAGAGTAGCGACACGGGGTGACTACCGCGCTGGGTTTGTGGATATCGAAGCACAGAAGTACGGGATGGAAGTCGGCATCGAAGTGGACAACCGCAATCCTCGAACAAAATCAGCAGTGAAGTTGCAGTGCCGGTCTTGGCTGAAAGTGATTGCAACCAGAGGCAAGCCATCGATCACCATGCGAGAGGTCGATCTGCATGTCGCTCTTAATGTACTCCAATGAAAAGCAGTAGGGGCTACGTGCGAAGCACGGGGGATTGAGACATGAGCGAAGAGATTCAGCTGCTCAAGCACGGAACTCCGATGGCCTATCGGGTCTGCGAGGCTTGCAATCACTTGGCTCGCAATCTCTCGGATCGTAACTGGTGTCCGACCTGTGAATTCGAATGCACGGCGATCGGGCAGCGCGTGCGCGAGAAGCTTAGGCAGCTCGCCGAGACTCCAGAGCCGCCAGCCAATGACCTCTCAGGCAGCACGGCACCTGCGTTTCAAGAAACGCCTCCGGGTAGCTGCAGAGCAGTTTGAGTAGGTTTTCCACAGGATTGTCCACAGCCGTACTTTACCAGATGGTTAAGCAAGAAACGAGCCATGGCATACCCAAAATCAGCGCTAACCCCGCCCGAGCCGAAACTGAAGACCCAAGGTCAAATGATGGCGCTGTTAAAGGAACGATCCGCCGCTCGCGCGCAACTGCAGTGGAACAAGCCGGTGCGCAACGCAGATGACACCGGACACCAGACTGCGGCGGGAACGGACTACGAGATTCGCAAGACCCTCACCAAAGGGCAGGCGATGTACTGGGCATGGCATGCCAAGAAGCTGTTGGGTTACTCGGCGGATGTTGAGATCGCACGTACTCACTGTGAATCGCATTATTTAGGGGGTCAACATGAGCAAGCAAAAACGAGAGTGGCAGGAGTTTCTTCGATCGATTGCGCATCTGACGCCGCAGAGGCAGGAGGAACTTAAGCGCAAGGCGAAGGTATGAGGACCTCACTGCGCGCAGGCATGAAGACGCCCTTCACCCGCAAGATGTGGGATCGCTGGCTTGCGCGGATGTCGGGACCTGACGAGGCGGACCCGCAGTACTGCTATTTGAAGGCGGGGATTGCGCATTTCCGCCAGCTGTGCGCTGAGCGGGAGAAGGGGCCGACGTGAGACGTCATCGGGCTGATCACAGTGCGGGTCCGATCGTGGAGGGACTGCGTGGGGTTGGCTACAAGGTTTGGATTATCGGCGAGCCGTGTGATTTGCTCGTGCGATTCTGGTCGAAGAAAGCACAGCGGTTTCTGTGGCAAACGCTCGAATGTAAAACACCGACGAGTACGGGTAAGCGTCGCAAACGTAACGATCAACTCAAGCAGGAGGAATTCTTGGCCGACACTCAGACACCTGTGGTGCTCACGTTGGACGCGGCACTCCTGTGGCTGGAGAACGCATGAAAATCGAGATTGACCAAAGTGAAGTTGTGCACATACTGAACGCGCACAACCAGGACAACCCGTTACTCAAACTAATTTTGCAAAAGGTGGAACACATCGTGGCAACGCAGAAAGAAGTAGCTGACAAGCTGGAAGCACTCAACACCACATTGGTCAGCGTTGGCGACAAGTTGGACGGCGCGATTACCGAGGCCGGGAAGATCGGTACGGAAACGCAGACGCTCATCACGGCTGTTGCGAATCTGACCGCGATCATCTCCGCCGGGGGCGCGACCAGTCCCGAAGTGGATGCGGCCTTGGCGAAGGTGGATGCTTCGGCGGACAGACTGAAGGCCTCCTCCGATGCGCTGAGTGGCAAGCTTCAGGAGGTTGACCAGCTGGTTCCCGATCCGGCCACGCCGTAACTATGTACGCCAGAAGCGTCCGTAGGGCCTTGGAAGGCCTGCTCGAAGAAGGCGCAGGCGGCGTACTGCCGAAGGAGCTGCTGCCGGTGGATCGCATCCTGCAACGTTGGGATGTTTCCATCGGCACTGGCTTACCGTCTGAGGCGTGGGACGACAATCCCAGAACCTCGAAGCCACCGCCGCTGGATGACGATACCGCGACGGTGGTGGATCAGATTATCCTTCGGCTGCCGAAACGGACCAATCAGGTGATCGTGGCGTGGTATCGAACGCCGCAGCCGACGGAGGTGATTGCGCGTAAACTGAATATGTCCGCGCGCTCACTGGAAAACGGCTTGAAGGTATGCCTAAATTTCACCCTATGGAAATTCCAGGAGAGTCGGCACCGGACGTTATTGCGGCTGCTACAGGTGAGGATTTGAAGAAATACCGATTCGAAACTCTCGGTATGTTGGGCCAGATGTACGACGAGGGCGCAGAGGAGGTAAGCTTCCCCAGCGGTACTTGGTTCTATCTCGTGTCGGATGTGGAATCGCCCACGGCCCACGAGCCTGATCAGTGCGTCAATTATCCAGATTGCTCCGTCTGCGGTCCGCGTTCATCCGAATCTTGACGAATTGTTGCGGGTTCGATATACCGGATCGCGTAAAATAGAACACCCGCAACCGCGCGCCGCGGTACGCCCGAAATAGTCTCATCTCCCAGACCCCGCCTCGCGCGGGGTTTTGCATTTCTGGAGCCTGAAATGTCTGTGACCAACCCGGTTACGGCGAGCTTTACCGCGCCCGCCACTTTCGAGGATGGCACGGCCATTCCTGCGGGCACCATCACCAAGTACCAGTACGGCTTCGGGCAGGTGTCGGGCACGTACACCATCATTGCGGATGACGTGAACCTCACGGAGACCGCCGGCAAGCAGACCGGAGCTTTACCCACAAATCTTGCGATCGGTAGCTGGTTTGCTGCGGCGCGCTCGCTCACGAAGGATGGGGCGGTCTCGAAGTGGGGTAATGAATTCGCGTTCACGATCGCCGCCAAGGTGCCGAGTCCCATCTTGGATTTTATCGCTGCCTGAGTTCGTGGCTGTTTTACTGGCTCGGGCAGGGTCCCAGACCTACGTGCACGCTCCCAACCGGCCGCCTCGGCGAATGACCGATGGCCGCCAAGCTCCCTAAGGCGATCGCTGACATGCAATTGACCGCGGTGCGCACGCTCACCTCCGTGCTCGCCGCCCCCAGTCTGCAAGCCTCCGTGAGCGGTTCTACGGCGACATTGAGCTGGACCCCGCCCGTGCCTACGGGTCAATCCGTGATCGCCGGCTATCGGGTCTACCGCGGAGCTACCGCGGGCTCGCAATCGACCCTCATCGCCACCACGACGGCCACGAGCCTGCCGGACACTCTCTCGGGTACGCAGTTCTACCGAGTGGAGGCGTTCGACCAGTACCAGACGGGCAATAGCTCAACCCCCGTCGGATGTGTGCCGCAAGGCAACGTCTTCCGATTCGCGAACGCGGTCGGGCACTACTACCGCAATAACAGCTACCACTTCGATGCCGCGGCGGTGAGCTCGGTCACCACGGTGTTGAATGCGCTGCAGTCCAAAGTGACCGGCGTGTGCATGTCGGGGTATGCGCAGTACTTCGACAACGGCACGAGTGGGCCGAACTACGTCTGGACGCAAATTGATTCCATTCTGGCGAACTGCGCGGCCAAGGGTAAGCAGTTCATCTTCCAGCTGGCTGATCGCAATTTCTCCACCGCCAGCGGTTCGATTGCGGCCAACACCTTTCCGCCCTGGTGGATTACCGCCGGCTATTGTGCGGCGGCGGATAGCAGCAGCTGTTCGTTGGCCAAGGTGTGGGATCTCAACTACACCAACAACGCCTGGATCCCGTTCTGGCAGGCCTTCGGGGCACGGTACAAGGACAACACCAGCCTTGCGCAGGTGCAGATCGGCGGTGAGTCGGTCCTGCTCCTCGGCGGGATATCGAGCGCGCAGTATTCGCAGTACTACAAGAATCTGAAGTCAGTCGCTGCTGCGACACGGGCAGCATTGCCCTACACGCTGATTCACGTGATGGTGGATTACGTGAATGCGGTGGACTTTGCCACCACCGCTTTGCAGCTCCAGGATCTGCTGACTTACTTCAAGAGCCTGGGCGGAATCAGTGTCGGAGGTCCGGATCCCGCGGGACCGGGACCGACCAGCACGGCGGGCAAAGATCCGACCGTGAACGAGGTCTATCAGGGCAACACCGGTGGTATTGACTACCGGAACGTCCTGATGTTCCGGTCGCAGATCGAGGCGTTGTTTCAGAACGTCAACCCGTCCACGCCGCAGGCCATCTTTACGCTTGCGCAGAATACGGTTGATCCGCAGATCATGATCTGGACGGATGTCAACTCCTGGAGTGGCATTCAGACCAACATCCAGAACGGCACGCTACCGGCCACTCGAGCAACGGCGCCGAACGATGGCTTTCAGTATGACGGCGGACCCCAAGCACCCGCTGATTTCTTCGTCACGCTGCAGGGACAGACGGCCCAGGGAGCCTCGACGTTTCGTACTAACGGAGCCGATCCGTCCTACAACGTACCGAACGAAGGCTCCATTTACTTGGGTTGGCCCAATGCGGTGGCCGGTGCGTTTCCGATTGCCCATTACGAGGTACAGCACTCGACGGATAATGGCTCCACATGGACGACGCCCACGGGTGGCGCCTCCATCAGTACCGCTGCCGCGGATACGCAGGGCACGCGTTTCAAGGATTTGAGCTGTCCTAACAGTGTCGGCAGTACCTATGGACCCACGGCAGGGCAATATCTGCCGGCGACGGTGTATTCCCATCGCATTCGGGCAGTGGACACGCAGGGGAATGTCAGTCCTTGGGTGACGGGCGCCAAGCAGTATTTCTTCAACGGCTTGACTGGGGGGAAGTCGGTTGTCTCGCCCTCCGGCTCAAACACGGGCGTGGGTGGCGGGTTCAAATGGGGCGGGGATCTTTCGAGTGGATACCCGACTAACTATGCCGTGGCGGATGCGACGTATGGTTTCGTATGCACGATCGACATGTCAGCCGCTGGCGGCGGTTACTTTCTGCCCACCACCGGTTGCAACTATCCCACGTATAACCAACAAGTGGGTGACTGCGATTACATCTACTTTCTGCTGAAGACCACCAACGCATCCATCAACATCCTGATGCATGGCGAGGTCGTAGGGGATTTGAAGATGCAACCAGGTGGGGCTCCTGCGGGCAATTTGAGTGGCGGTGAACTCAAACTCGCCTCCTACGTGGCGGGTGGGACCGTGATCGCTAACACTTATCAGTTGTACAAAGTCCCTCGGTCTCACTTCATGGTGCCGCAAGCAGGATTTGCTGGATCTTCTGCCGCGATTGGGGTGTTGCAAAACGCATTTTATAAGTGCCTCTGGCAGGCGCAGGCCTCTGGCATCGTGACATTGGCGCTCGGTTGGTTCGGTAAGTGACTTATTCCCTGCGCGCCAGTGTGGGGATGGCCACATCCTCCACGACGTCCGTAACGCCCGCCTCCTTGCCCTCGGGATGGCAGTCCGGGGATTTGTTTCTGGGCGTCACGATGACGAATGCGACTGGAACTCCGACCGCGACCGATCCATCCGGCTGGACACGGCTCATCACGACCAGTAGCGCAGCAGCGTTGATGTTGTATGGGCGTTGGGCACAGGCAGGAGATACGGTCCCGACATTCGCCTGGTCCTCTGGTACGACGGCTGCGGATATTGCAGCCTTTTCCGGCGGTCCCAATACGGATCTGGCCACGATCAACGACAAGTACACGGAGCGGGCTTCCACGAGCACGAGTGTCATCGTGTTCAACGGCGGATCGTTGGCGCCGACCAATGACAACAGTCTTGTGATCATGGCGGGTCGGATGCGCAAGACCAGCACGTCCGATGGAGCGACGTTTGGGGCTGCGCCCTCGACCTTCACCAAGTTTACCAACGGGTTCGCCAATCCCAATGGCGGAACCCAGGATGTGATTTGGTGTTACTGCATCCAGACGTCGAAAGCGACGGTCGCGCTCAATCAAACATTGACCATGAGCATTAATGAGGGTTCGGCGCAGAACACGCAAGGCTTCGGTGTTGTGTTGAAGCTCGGCTCACCGATCATTGTTCCATCCCGTTCACTGTTAGGCGTCGGTACGTAGGAGCATCGTTGTGGCTGATGGGATTCAAATTACGGCCGGTTCCGGCACTACAGTCAACACGGATGATCTCGGGGCTGCCGGCCATGTTCAACGTGTCAAGCCTGTATGGGGTGCGGATGGCACTGGAACTGACACGCAGGTTGCGCAGCCGCTGCCGGTGCAGGCGACGATTGAATCCTCACAGATGTCCAACGTGGGAACGATCGTCACGCCGAAATTCGCCAGTATCTCCGACAGCGCCAGTGGCCAGACGGCCATTGTGGCAGCCGATGCGACTCACAAGATTCGCGTTACCGCGTATGTACTGGTGGCAGATGCGGCTGTCACGGCGAAGTTTCAGAACGGCAGTACGGATGTGACAGGCCCCATGTCATTGGCCGCCAATGGCGGCGTTGTCGCGCCTTTCAATCCGGCCGGCTGGTTCGAAACCGCTGCCAATACCGCGCTCAATCTCAACCTCGGGGCTGCTGTGGGCGTCCGGGGGCATCTCACCTACTTGCTGATCTGACGGAGCCCTCCATGCCCGCATCGACTTACCTCGCGAACAAGATCGCGAATCACGTCTATCGCAATACGGCCTACACCAGTCCCACGACGGTCTATGCGGCACTCTTCACCTCGACCGCCTCCCTGGCCGAGTTGAAAGCGGGCACCCTCACTAACGAGGTGACGGGCGGCTCCTATGCTCGAGTCGCGCTGACCTTCGGTGCTCCCACTGATGGTGATGGATCGGCGACCACGACCACCTTCCCGACCGCGACTGCGGGGTGGGGGACGATTCGATATGTGGGGGTTATGGATGCGAGTACGGCCGGCAACGTATTGACCTACGCGCAGCTATCCTCGGATGTGACGGTCAATACCTCGAACACGTTCCAGTTCAACAGTGGAGCCTTAGCGGAGACAGTCGATTGAGTGTATACTAACACGAAGTTAAGTGTATAATGATTCCGTTAGCACAGCAAACGGGGTCATTTATGGGTCGTCCACGCACTATTCCGATTGAGTTGCTCGATAAAGCGGTTGCGGACTACGAGACATCGAAGTCATGCGTTAAATCCGCCAAGAAATACGGATTGGTTGTCGCCACGCTCTATAAAGAACTCGCGCGGCGTGGCATTGAACGAGTTGGTTTGGAGATCTTCCGTAAGGAACGCCTTCGCAAATTGCCCGATATTAGCGAAGTGAAACGTCTTTACGATTCCGGCATGACACCGACTGAGATTGGCAAGAAGTATGGCGCTGGCAATTTCGCTGTCATCGCGGCCTTGCGGAAGGCCGGTATTGAGCGGCGGCCACGTGGCAATTCGCAAATTGAATTGACAGGGGAGCATCGAGCGAGGCTGATGGAACTTTATGAGGCCGGCTATAACTACGCGCAAATCGCTGGTTTAATGGGACTCGCTCCGAGCACGATTTCGAGAATATTTCGCCGGGAAGGTATTTTCGCGAAGAAAAATGCGCGCGAGCGTCATGGAAGTTGGAAGGGCGGCCGAATCAAGAATTCTCAGGGCTATATGAGCGTACTTGTTGATGCGGACGATCCGATGGCATCTATGCGCAACCATATAGGCTATGTTTTAGAGCACCGCCTCGTGATGGCCCGATCATTGGGGCGTGTATTGGAACGTCGCGAAACCGTCCATCACATCAACGGCGACGTCGGTGATAATCGGTTGGAGAATTTGCAGTTACGGCACGGTCCGCACGGCAAAGGCGCGAAATATGTTTGCAACGCCTGTGGTTCCCACGACATTAGCCCGACGAACCTCTGATGCTGCTGCTGCTCAAATCGGTCGTCAGTGGGGCGGCTGCTGCCAGTCTCGGGATCACGCTGGGACTATCGGGGGTTGCCGGCACTTCGGCCACCCTGGATCTACATGCGGGCCTTACGCCGCCGGAGTCGATCGAGCTCAATATCTTCGTCACGCCGGATGTGCATTTCGGCTTAAGTGGGATTTCGGCAGGCTTCGTCAGCAATAGCGCCACGCTCAATACGCTCGCCAATTTGAGCGGAGTGGGCGGATTCACTGCCACTCCCACGCTCGCGCTTCTCATGGGGCTCTCAGGCACGGTCGGTGGAACGCTCCAAGGCAACGCCTCCGCCGGTATTACCTGTGGATTGACCGGATCCTTGCAGGTGCTACCCAGCGCCACGCAGGCGATTCTGTGCGGGCTCACCGGGACCCCCACGCTTAGTGGCGGAACGCTGACACCCACTGCCAGCATTCCGCTTACCCTGAGTCTTGCGGGTCAGTCGGTCAGTATCGCGGGTGCAATCTGTGATCTCACGCTGGATCTGACGGGAACGGCCCAATTCGCCATCCCGACCTTGGCTACCCAGATGCGCTTGAGCTTCAGCGCCGATGAGATCCGTACTTTCTTCCGGAGAGGCTAGATGGTCCCAACTTTAAATGAGGGCAGCCGCTGTTTCGTGAAGGCGAAGTTCTACGACAAGAACGAGGCCCCGCAGATCGCCAGCTCCCTGCAATATCGGGTGGACTGCGAGACGACTCAGACCGCCATCCTCGACTGGACCACCCTCACCCCTGCCGCTGTGGTGGAAGTTCAGATCGATGCCACCCTGAACACCATTATCAACAGCAATAACGTGGTGGAGCGTAAGGTCGTGACCTTCAAGGCCAATGCGGATCCGGATACCGGCGCGTTCACGGGCGTGCAGTTCTATGACCTGATCAACCTGCAGGGCGTGAATTAAGAGATTCCATTTGAAATCAGATATATGAGATTGATTCAACGTGGCCGCACCGAAAGGAAATCGTAATTCCGCCAAGGGGCGCGATTGGGCTAATGCCATTGAGCGCGTCCTGCGTACCTACGAGAACAAGCGCCGCAAGATATCTAAAGGCCAAGCACTCGAGCGCATTGCCAAGGGCGTGATTGAAGAGGCCCTGGATGGAGGCTTCTGGGCCGTGCAGGAGATCGGCAATCGCTTAGACGGCAAACCTGCGCAATCCATCGATTTCACAGACCACACTCCGAATGCTCGCGAACTCAGTGACGAACAGCTCCTCGAGCGAATTGAGCGAGCTCTGCATGCTTCAAGAGCTGTGGGCGAGACGCCAGGCGAGGAAGACCCTTCAGGACTTCACCCAGTTCACGAGCGACCGCTGGACAGCTAGTGGACTACATCGAACGATCTGTGAGCAGTTCGACCGGGTGGAGCGAGGCGAGATCGATCGCCTTATGCTCTTACTGCCTCCACAGCATGGCAAGAGCCATATCGCCTCGCGACGCTATCCCGCCTTTACATTGGGACGCGATCCGCGCCATGACATTATCTCTGCCTCTGCCACCAGCACCTTGGCAGAGGAATTCGGGCGAGATGTGCGAAATCTGCTCGCAACACGCGAGTACCGCGCGTTATTTGGGACCACTCTTGCCGAAGATTCTCAGGCAGCAGGCCATTGGAAGACCCAGGAGGGCGGTAGCTACTATGCCGTAGGCATCGGTGGCGCTCTGATGGGCCGGGGTGCCACTCGACTGATCATCGATGATCCGTTCGCCACGATGGCGGATGCGCAGAGTGAGAACGCCCGGGATCGAGTCTGGGACTGGTATGTGGGTACCGCCTACAACCGCGTACGACCCAAGGGCGCCATCGTGCTCATCCAGCATCGGATGCATGAGGATGACCTCGCGGGACGCTTGATAGAGCGCCAGAAGGCCGGTGGAGACAAGTGGGAGATCGTCCTGCTGCCGGCGATCAAGGACGGTCAGGCGGCTTGGCCGGAACGGTACGACCTTACGGCCTTGGAGCGCATTCGGGCTAATACAGCACCGCTGCACTGGTCAGCGCTGTATCAGCAGAACCCGATGCCCGAGGAGGGCACGTTCTTTAAGCGCGAATGGTTCAGCTTCTACTCGATTCCGCCCGCTCGACTGCACAAGTACACCACGGGGGACTTTGCGGTTACTGAGGATGGGGGCGATTGGACCGATATCGGGACGCACGGCTATGCACCGGATGGGACGCTGTATCTCGCCTTGGATGGCTGGTACGGCCAAACCACGGCGGATAAGTGGATCGAAGCACTGATAGATCAGTTCGCCAAACACAAGCCCTTTGGCTTCTTCGGTGAGGGCGGCCCGATCCGGCGAAGTATAGAGCCATTCCTGATTAGGCGTATGCGTGAGCGCAAGACGGTCTGCCGGCTGGAATGGCTGCCCACGACCGCAGACAAGCCCACGATGGCTCGACCGCTCCAGGCCATGGCGAGCATGGGCAAGGTGAAGATCCCCGATACCGAGTACGGCCATCGGCTCCTGAGTGCATTGCTGAACTTCCCTGCGGGCAAGGTCGATGACCCAGTGGATATGGCGGGACTGATGGCCCGTGCCATCGATCAGGCGCATCCAGCTGTGGTGGCTGCGACCGACGTCGAGAAACAACCCACGGACAGCTACGCAAAGCTGTTCGAAGAGCACGACACATCGGCTTGGAAAACCGCGTGAAGTGGGGGCGTTTCTGTTCCACGTGGAACAGAATCTGCCATACCCGCTCGGTAATTTTGCTGGAATCCGCCACTTAATGACTCATTCAAGGCAGAAAGCACCTCCGCATGGCTAAGTCGAGCAAGAAGGCAGCCAAAAAGGATCTGCTGCCCTCGGACCCCGATGAGGCGCTGGCTGCGATCGACACCGACAACCCCACGCTTGCCCGGCTCGTCTTCAACTTCAATCAGAGCTGTGACGCGACGGCGTGTGCTCGGCGGGAAGCGGAGATCTACCGCGACTACTACGACGGCAAGCAGTGGAGTTCGGCGGAACTTGCGATCCTGGAGAAGCGTGGGCAGCCGGCCATCACGGATAACCGCATCAAGGACAAGGTCGATTACACCTTAGGCCTCGAGCGCAAGCTCAGGACGGATCCCAAGGCCCAGCCCCGGACTCCCGAGGATGACGCAGGAGCGGATGCCGCGACCAGTGCTTTGCGGTATGTGGCCGAGTGCAATCACTTCTCGCAGATCAAGTCCAGCGTCTTTGAGAACCTGGCGATTGAGGGCTGTGGGGGATGTGAGGTCATTGTTGATAACAAGACCTACGCCAAGACGCAGAACAAGAAGGTTCTGATTCGCTACATCCGCTGGGATCGCTTGTACTGGGATTCACACTCGCTGGCGAAGGATTTCAGCGACAGCCGCTACTTCGGCATCGTCAAGTGGATGGACCTGGACGAGGCCAAGGCGGCGTATCCGAAGCTCTCGCAGATGTTCGACCTGTTCACCGCCCAGAGTTTCGCTCCGGGCTCGCCGACCTATGATGACAAACCGCGTTGGTTCGATCGGGGACGTAAGCGGGTACAGATCCACGAGCAGTATTACCGCACCGGGGATACGTGGATGCGCGCGGTGTTCTCCCGAGCGGGGTTCATCGAGGAGCCGGCGGAGTCGGTCTATCTGGATAGCGAGACGGGGAACAAGGAGTGCCCGCTCATCCTGCAATCGATGTATGTGGACAAGGAAGGTAACCGCTACGGGATTGTGAAGCGCTACAAGGACCTGCAGGACGAGATCAACAAGCGTCGATCCAAGTCTCTGCATTTGCTCTCGGTGAACCAAGCGCTGGCTGAGAAGGGCGCGGTTGAGGATAAGGAAGCCGCCCGCAAAGAGCTGTCTCGTCCGGATGGGTTCGTCGAATACACCCCCGGCCTGAAGCTCGAGGTGCGCGAGAACGCTGATTTAGCCGAAGGGCAGTTCAAGCTCCTGCAGGAAGCTCAGCTGGCGCTGTCGGCCACGGGACCGAACGAAGCGCTACTGGGTACCACGGGTGATTTATCGGGTCGCGCGAAGCAGCTGGACCAACAGGGCGGCATGATCACGCTCGGGATCCAGGGTGATTCCATCCGCTTCTGGCAGAAACGGGTGATGACCGCGGCGTTCAACCGCATGAAGCAGTTCTGGAGCTCCGAGCAGTACATCCGCATCACGGAAGGGGAGCAGACGAAGTTCATGCCGGTGAACTCGACGTACCCCGATAACCATCCGCACGTCCAAAAGGGAATGAAAGCCCCCGGCGCACGGATGAATGTGATGGCCGACATGGAGATGGACATCATCATCGATGAGGCGCCGGAAGTGGCTACGGTGCAGCAGGAGGACTTCCAAGCCCTGACTAGCCTGGCGGGTGAAGCCCATATCCAGATCCCGCCTCAAGCCCTGATCGAGGCTTCGGGACTCTCGAGCGCGACCAAGAAGAAGGTCTTGGATGCCATGTCGGGGAAGCTGCCGGATGGCACGGAGATTCCGCCGCAAGTGCAGCAAATGCTTCAGGCCAAGGAAGCCCAGATCAATCAGATCACCCAGGCGCAACAGCAGAAGACCCAGGAGCAGCAACAGGCTGAACAGGAGCTGACGCAGCAGGCCTCCGAGGTGAAGCTGCAGATGGCCAACCTGAAGGCGATGCAGGACGGACTGCAGGCCAAGAGCAGTGCGTTGGAAGCGCAGTTCGCTGCTCGACAACAGGAGCTTGAGGCCCAAATGGAGATGTTGAACGCCAAGGAGATCGAGCTGAAGTCACTGCAATTGTTGGCAGCTCAGAATCTCAAGGCCACGCAGGATGCGGCCAATTCCGTGGTGGATGGAGCGGCCAAGGAAGCGGCCATCAACACACTCACCGCCAAACTGGAAGCACAACAGGTCGAGCACAAGAAACAGGTCTCGGACCTGGCCTTGCAGCACAACCAGCAGTTGCATCAGGAGCGCGAGAAAGCGCGTGCGGCTACAGCGCAGCAGCAAGAGCAATCGGCTAAAGCGAACGGTGCCGAGAAAGCGAAGCCGCGCAAGATCACAGTCGAGCGCGATGCGCAGGGCCGCGTGAGCGGTGCGACCGTCAACTAAATGGCCGGTGCAATCCGGCAGGTGTTCACCTTTGACCCTGCCCCCAGCAACCTCGGCGGTATCGCGGGGACGCCCAGTCACTTTCGCGCCACCACCTCAACGCCCACGCTGCCGAACAGCACGATCGCGGTCGTGGCGTGTATTGCAAACCTCGCGGGCAACACGGTCACGGGGATCTCGGATTCGACCAACCCTGCCTATACGGCGCTGGATCACCTCACCAAGCCCTCGGACGGGCTGGATATCGGGAGCTATTACTTCCCGAATGCCGGGGCGATCACCGCAGGAGACGGGGGGGATGCGACCGGCGGCAGTACAACGACCTGTCAGGATACGGCCAAAGCGTGGACGACGAACCAATGGGTTGGAGCGACCTTTGTCAATCTGAGTAATGGCGCCACTTCGACCGTCACATCCAATACTGCCACTCAGCTGACGTTCGGTGCGACGAGTGCGACGTCCGCCGGAAACCGCTACAGCGTGGGCGGGTATGTCGATATTCAGGTCTCCAACTTTGATGACTACAACGCGGCCATTTGCGTAGAGCTGACCGGCGTGAGTGCCTCGCCGCTGCTGGGGCATAACGCCACGCAGGCCAGTTATACGGCCGGAACCGATAACGCGGTGTCTGGAGCGGCCGCTTTGGGCTCATCGCCCGGCATCATTCTGGGCTTTGCGATCGCGGATGTGAATCTGTCGAGCGTCCCGGCGACGGGCACGGGTAATAGCAGTTCGACGGTCGTCTGGAAGTGGGATCAGGCGCAATTCAATGCCCGGCTGCAATATCGCAACGCAAGCAATCCCGGGACGGCCGGCAGCAACTTCAGCGCTCTGACGAGCGATCACTATCAGGTTTTCATGATGGCGTTTGCGGATGCTTCCGCGGCGACTTTCTATCTACCGCTTTTAGGTGCAGGTTAAATGGCCACATTCCAAGTCGTTGACGAGTTCGCCAACTACATCGCTACGGCGGGAGGTACGGCAGGCCCCGACTTGGATGCGGATGCCTTCAAAGCTGCACTCAGCAATGTCGCCCCCACCAAAGCGGGCACCCAGGTTTTGGCCGATATCACGCAGATCGCCTCCACAGGAGGCTATGCAGCGGTCGCATTAACCAGCGTGACATGGGCGGAGACGGGTGCAGGTACCGGAATCTGGCAGTTCGGCTCGGCGGCCTTCAGCTTCACGGCTTCGGGCGCTGATTTCGCGACGGCCCGCTATGTTGTGATCTATGACGATACCGCGACGACGCCAGCCAAACCGGTCGTGGGCTACGTCGATTACGGCACTACTTTTGTGGTGACCAACGGCAATAGTTTGACCGTGACGCCCGGTGCGAATGGCATCTTTCGCATTACCGTGAACTGATGTACACAAAAACGAAACGTGTCATCGGTTCAGGCGATACCGATGTGGACTGCACGTTTCCCTTCAGTGTTCTGGCTGCCGGTTCGGGGGATGCCACGCTGGTCAAAGCGGGCCCGTGTCAGCTGGTGAGCATCCACGCTATCAATGTGTCGGCTGCAGTTCGCTACCTGCGATTCTATGACACGAGCATAAAGCCGACCGTGGGTGCGGGCACGCCCATCAGGCGCTATGGCATTCCGGGGGCGACCACAGGGGCTGGATTTGTACTGCAACCGCCGCTACCGATGCGCTTCACTCAAGGGATCGGCTTCACTCTGACGACCGGTGTCGCCGATACAGACACAGCAGGGCTCACCGCCAACGATGTCATCCTGACGCTGGAGTATGTCTAGTGGCGAATGACTCCTTCATTCAGGTTGCAGTCGATGGCGCTGGTAAGAAGGTCGCCGCAGATCTGCAGGTAGACGCCTACGGCAACACCGTCTACCTGCAGAAAGCGCTGCTCACCGGCGATCCGGCTGATGCGGTGGCGCAACTGCTGGACACCAATCGACAGATTCTCGCCTGCCTGCGGGCGTTGCTGAGAATCCAGTCCGACACGACGAACTCACGCACGACCGAAGAGGATTATTCCTCGACACTCGGAGAGAATTTCGATGGCTAATGCGAATCAACTACAGGTCGGCCCGGGCATCGCGGCGGATG